AAGATCAACAGCGATCTCAGTAGATTCAATAACTAAACCACCATTTGATTTGAGATCAACAGAAAGAGTATTACCAGATTTATCAATGCCATTTCCAGCTATGACTTGCCCTGCTCCTGAGAACTGAACAAAGGTAAGGTTATTCGTGCCGACTACTGCTGATCCCTTATCAGAACTACAAACAAAGGCATTATCGCCGTTTACAGTACCTGATTCAACAAAAGTGAAAGCCCCTGCCGCATCAGCCCCTGCCGCTAAGTCATCAACCCTTGCTGGTGAAGATCCGACTTTGTAGATACCGTTCTCACTTGCACTAGACTGGTCTTTGACCAATACTCGATCATTTGTAGAAAGAGTAACGCCATCTATTGTGTCACCATTATTTAAAGCAGTTGCAATAGTAATATTTCCTGTTGTTGCTGCTTGAACTGAATCTTTTATATCTAAGCCCTGAGCAACTCCATCAACATATCCTTTGTTGGCTGCATCTGCATCAGCAGTTGGATCAGCTAAGTTTGTTATCTTTTGGCTTGCAAAACTAACCGCACCATTTGGGGCAGTCATTTCATTTAGCCTGTTAGTTCTAACGCCTGTATCAAAATCACTGATCTTTGTATGAGCAATCGTTGGAATATCAGCAGCAACAAGTGACCTAAATGTAGGTGCAGCAGCCGATCCAGTAGTAGGGCCAGCTAATATTGCATTTGCACTTCTTGTATCTGTCTTGTTAAAAAATGCACCAGCACCACCGATTGTGATTATTGAACTTGCAGCAGGGGGAGTATTACCATCATCACCAAAACCATAATATAGTTTCAGATCATTTTCATTAAACGCTAATTCTGAAGGAGATAAACTTGAAGGTGCGCCAGCACTTCCACTAGATGCTCTTTTTTTAATACGGATAGTGTTAGACATTTCTAGAAATTACCTCCATTAACGAGTGTAAGCTTGGTTGTAGTTGAATCTAATTTAAGCTTACCAGAACTTGCGTTGTAGTACATCACAGAGTTGTCTTGTTTATCAGTATGGTCTAATAAAATGTCAAAACCTTCTCCTTGAGGCCCTGCTGGGCCGCTTGTCTTGACAGTAACTACTCTTGTTTCACCGTTAACAGTAACAGTGTTTTTGTTTTGAGTGATGTTAATGTTGCTCATTAGATTGTGGTATAACCTTCACTTACAAATATATTACCCTCTAAATAATATTCTCGCTTGCCATTTGAATCTAAAATTAAAACATCATAAGCTAATTCATCAACTGTAAACTGTGTTGTCTGCGTACTAGAAAGACTTATTGTAAATTCACCATTTGATCTGTTTGTATAAGCAACTGTAAAATCTGCATATTTTCCAGTCCTTGCCTTGTCCCAAACTTGAGCCGCAATAGTAGCTCCTGTTAAATTTACAGCATCATCATTAGAGTCAGTTATTCTTATGGACTCTGTATGATCTGCTCTTCTTTGAACAGTAAAATCATAAGTTCCAGCAATTATGGCCATTTAACTATTTGCATTACTGCTATAGGGTGATGTGCCAAGAATATCAGTTTTCCATTGTGCTTTTAATGCGTCAGCATCTGAAGCAGCTGCGATACCAGAATCTGCTGGTGCATCTCTGAGTGCTTGTTTTTTTGCAACAATATCTGTTGTTGAAGCACCTGTTTCTAGTGCTTTTTGAAATTCAACATCTAATTCTTGTAGTTTTGGAAGTCTTGCTTCTCTTATTTTTTCCTTGTGAATTTCTCTGGCTTTCGCCATGTCAATGCCAAATCCCATGATTTACTCCGTGTAAGTCCAAGCGTTTCTGAAACTCCTATCTGTAGGAATCTCAGATTTATCAACAGTATATACTGGTCTATCTTTAGGGCAATCTTTTGCTTTAATTTGCTCTAAAGTTAAGGGGCAATTATCTGCTGGAATAACAATAGAGATAGTCCCTTTGTCATTTGCAAAAATAAATCTTTTGTCAGAATTTGCCATAGTTTTTTATTAAATTATACAAAATTTTATGTTAATTACCAATAAAGGCAATACCTAAATGATCAGTTTCACTTGCATTGCCATGTGATTCAGCGTGTCTTAGTCTAACTGGTGCAGTTCCAGCACTTTTAGCAGAACCGTCAGAACATATATAAGAATGATAACCACCATCTCCCCCTACAGTGCTACCAAATACGACATAATTTGCATTAGAAAAAGCTGTTGTAAAATTAATGTCATAATCACTTGTACCTTCATCAGAAATACTTGAGATATTAAAGCTTTCTCTTATTGTGTCATCTCTACCATGAAACTCGATCCAAGCTTTTATCCTTCCATTTAAAATCTGTTCTGGTGTTGAACCAGAGCCACCGCTTGTGTTTTGTATTGTACCGACTTTAAGCGTTGACATAATTAATCTCCAAATACAATTCCACTAAATTTTTGACTGCTTAAATTACCGCCTGATTTTTGCTCAAAACCTGACGTAGTGTGGTTATTGGTGAAATGATTTGTCTCTGTTTGTATATCAATAGCAACAGCATAATTCGCATTGGAAGCAGATCTAGCAAAATTTAAAGTATAGGTATTTTGGTTGTTTTCAGTAACGCTACTTACATTAAATGAATCAGAAATAGAAGAGCTACCACTTGGGTCAACTGTGTACCATGCAAAAGCTAACTGTCCAATTTCTACATCTGAACTGTTTTTAAATACAGGTGCTGCTGAAGAAGCACTTTTAATTGTACCAACTGATAATGTACTCATGGTTTTGGATTTGCGTCTTTAACTGCTTTTATGTGGGTTGCCCACGTTCCAGTCGTATCTAATTTACCAGCAACAATATCTTTATACAACATATCAAGCTGATCTCCGAAAGAAGCATAAATAGTAGAACCATTTTCTGTTCTGTCGGTCTTATATTTATTAGCAAGAGCTTCAGCATTTAGCGTGGTTCTCGCTTCGTCTATTTTGCTTTGCTCAAGAGTTATAAGATTTCCTCCTGTGTCAAAAGCTCCTTTAGAATCGTCTATAAGTACAGCATTTGGATACGCTTTAGCAATAGCAAGATGATCTAAACCCATTATGCTGATACCTCCATAAGAATAAAATTAGAGGGGTTTCTAACGTCATGTGCCTCTGTTCTTAATGCCCCGCCTATAGACACTCTGAAGCTACCGCCTCTAGATGATCTAAATTGTATTTTGTAAGTTGTCGCAGATGTAGTGTTTGGGCTGTCAATAAATGTTATCCCAAAATGATCTGATTTAAAATTACTTTGCCTTCCATATCTACCAGCACTACCCGATAAACCACTTCCAGCTTGATCCCCTGCAAATATATGACTTGAGCCTCGCATTAATCTGTATTGAGAATATGTGTTTCCATCACCAGCGTCAGTACATTCAAAAGCATTGAACATACACAAAATTTTACTGCTACTACTTTGAGGTGTAATAGTCAAACTCATATAATCACTAAAAGTACTAGAAGTTGTTGAGACAAAATCTGTCCTTGTAGTTTGAAGAGTTTGTATTATTCCACCACCAGTTGCACCACTGGGCAAACCGCCTCTTGGAACTATGCTGTCAACTTTTAATTGGCTCATAAATCTATTATATACACTTTTATACTACAGTCCATGTCTCTCCAGAACCAACTGTAACGGTCACGCCACTTTGAATTACTATAGGCCCAAAACTTCCAGCATTTTTACCATTTGTAATTGTATAGTCTCCTGTTACTGTTTGATCATTTTCCCAGAAAATTTCATTTGTGGCATTACCACTAGCACCACCTCCAGCTTCGCCCCAACTAAGTTGTCCAGAACCATTAGAAATTAACGCATAACCGCTTACTGGTGAGTCTGTTGCTGGCAAAGTAAGAGTGACATTGCTTGAAACAGTGGCTGGTGCTTGCAGTGCAACATAATTACTACTATCTGAATCTGCAAATCTTAAATCAGATTGAGCCTGTAAAGTTATGCCATTTTGATCTAAGATTATTTTTTCTGATCCAGCAAAAGTCAATCCAATTTGATTTGTACCAGTTTTAAATATTCCTGTAGTGCTATCTCCAAAGTTCAAGGCTGGGGCAGACTCAGATCCAGCAGTGGTGGCTAGTACGCCAGTAAGTGTTCCTCCTGAAGCTGGCAGTAATCCTAGATTAGTTTGACTGACATTACCTATGTCAATAAAGGCTGAGTTTGCCGCATTTCTAATCTTTAATAAATTAGAGTCTGTGTTTATGTGTAACTGAAAAGCTGCAAGATTAGCAGTACCAGATGGATCACCAGCTGCACTGTTTACTGTTCTGAGTGATTCAAAAATATCTTTAATAGCTGTTCTTACTGCAAGACCTGTACCGTTAGCGGGTGAAAAATTACTTGAAGTCTCTTTGCCAGTAGAATTGACTCTTGCCATTTAATTAAGCTCCCTTGCCATATCCTAATGCTTGAAATGTAAATTTAACATCAATCACTGCATTAGATGAGTTCTTAAACACTATTGTAAACCCTGCCCCAGAAATAGCACTCAACAAGAAAAATGCACCGCTAGGCATATCCTCTGGAGCTATTGATATTGATGGCAGAAAAGCTGTGGTTGATCCACCGATTTCACTTGTTCCTGTGAAGAATGGCTTACCAAATACAACTGACAATCCACTGGCTGAGGTTCCTGATTGTAAAGGTGTAGAAATAATATTTCCTCCAGATTGATATTTATTTTCTGTTCTAGACGGCAAGAAAGCATCAAAACCTAATTCAAGGAATTTTGAATTTTCATTAGCATCTACTGATGTGATATTTCCAATAAATTTAAAAGCTCTTCCACTAAATGATCCATTAGTTAAGTTTTGAGCCGTTGTGAAACTTGAGTTGTCTTGTGAAGTTTGAACTTGCAGTTTTTGTTTTATGCGATCACTTCCAGCACCATCAAAGTTAAGTCTTGCATCTACATCAGGGATTGAATCAAACAAATCTGACACAAAAAAGCCCTCAGCTTTTATATGTCTTTTTAATCTTAAATTTGTAAAAACAGAACCCATATCAAAAACAGATGCAAAATTATAAGAACCTGTAAGACTTGAAGCTGGATTACTAAGTTGTAAAGCATTATTAACAACAGATAAATTTGTTTTTGTACCACTAAATGCTGTCTGTTCTCTCTGACTTTTTATCAATAATTCGTCTGCCATTTCTGGCAACGATAGCTCAACTTTTGCCTCTGTAACTGAAACTCTTGACCCTACATCACGAAATTTAAGGCTGTAAGTTCCAGTTAAAGCTGGCAAAATTGCTTCATTTGTACCTCCACTTATATTCTCATTGAGATCTGTAGAATTAGCAAACGAAGCTGATGCCAAAGCAACTGGTGTGTGCCTGACAATACAGTTCCCACCAAATTCAACGTCAAGACTGGTTGTTTTATCCCAAGTTAATTTTACTTGAGAATTATTTATTGGCTCAATTTCAAGGTTTGTAGGATTTTCTGGTACAGCAGTCAGACCTAAAGTATCAACACTAACTTCTGTAGGACTTGCACTTCTTTCACCATTTGAATTTATTGTATATATTTGAATTTTATAAGTGCCAGCTTCAGATGGTAAAACCTCAAATTCAGATTCCTGTGTGTTGACTACAACAGGGTTTTCATCATCTTTTGTATAGATAAGCTGATAACCAGATGCACCCTCAACAGATTGCCAATCAATAAAAAGTTTTGGTACAGGTCTATTATTATTTAAAATAATTATTTCCTGTATTGCTTTTGTTCCGTCAGAACCATCAATGATTTGAGGTGATGGCAAAATACTTGTCAGAATATTAATATTTTTTGCTGGTAATTGTTCACCATCTTCAACCGCTGCATATTTTCCTTCGTTGAAATTTACAGCCGAAATTGAATATGTTTTTTTCTTATTTTCTTTTATGTCAACAACTCTAAATGCTTGAACATCTATTTCTCCAGATTCAAGAATAAATGGACTATTAGTAACAGGTGCTGAAGTAAAATTTGAAGAAACATTTACTACACCTCCACTTGTATAGTTAGATATTGTTTTTGTTTCCACAGAACCATCAGAAAGCATACAACTTATTTGAGGACTATCACTTATATCTGGTAGATTTGTTACTCCAGCATTATCTAAAGTTACTTGAGAAACAGTTGCAGATTTGACTAAGCCACCTCTTCTTGTTGAGGTTTTTACTCTATCCGCAATGCCGATAATATCGCCAATTCTCAAAATAGAACCAGCTGCAATATTTGTTTCAAAAGAAACTGATTCTGTTTGATTTTGTTGTGTGTGCAAAAACCATTTCCCGACCCGCTGTGCCATACCTCTAGAGGTTGTTCCAAAAGTATTTATATTTCTTGTTTGCGTACCATATTTTGATTGAGCATTAGTGTCTTTGACAGTTACATAATCTATTTCTTGAGTTTCAAGATCAAAGTAAGAAACATTAATTACATTGAATCTAGTTTTTGAAGATGTCCCAGAATATAAAAAATCACCACCAATTACATTTGCATTGTTAAAAACATAATCAAAGCTTAAAGCACTTGGATTGTTTTGGTCTTTTGGAGCATCTTGAGCTACTTTTATGGTTCCCTCTTCGTAATAAGGTATAGCTCTCATTACAGAACAAATATCCCTAATAACTTGCATTGCATCACGCCTGTTATTAAGGTTCACATTTATTGAAAATCGTGGCTCTTGACCTCCATTTCCATCATCAACTAAAGCACTACAATATGTGCTTACACCATAAAAACTAAATGCATCTAGTTCAGACTCTGGCAAACCACAGCCACTTGTAGAATCTGTTAAAAGATCAAATAATACCCAAGCTGGATCACTTGTCCAAGCCTTGTCAGTTTTAAAAGTTCCATTGAAAGTTCCACTATAAGTCAGCCTTCCATTTGTTAGATCAACAGTTGCGTTATGCGGTATTTTTACAAGTTTTCCTCTCAATCTGAAATTTCGTCTAGGAGCAGTTTGAAATAACTCAGAGCTAAATCTTAGTGCTGTATAGGCTATGTTTGGATAATTATTTGGCTCTCTAATAATTTGTCTTATTTCTGCAAGTCGCATTGAATTAAAAGTATTTTCGTCACCAACATCATTTCCTCTTTCAAGACTTACAACTACTGGGAAAAATGAACCCGAAGCTCCAGAGGTGTTTGTGTTATATCCAGATAAATCTCTTAAATCAATACCATAATCTCTGTTGTATGGGTTAAAACTTTTGCCTGTCACTGTGTCATCAATGACTGTGATTGCAGATCCGTTGTTTGGATTTACCTTTATAATTACTTGAACTGATGTTGATTCTCTATTGCCATTACTTGTATTTACTTTAAAAAATTGATCAAATTTAACTTTAACTTGAACAGTATCAATAGTTGTACTACTAATTGTTCCTGATCTTGCAGTCGCTGAACCGCCAACTGGAAAAGTACATTCTTGTCCTTTGTCACCTGTAATAACTTCACTACTTTGTTGTTCAGCAGCAAAAAGGACTGTGTTGTTGGCTGTTCCATCTTGGAACTCAAATGTAAGTCTGTCTTTTGGATAGTTAAACTCTGAGTCACTTGGATTTGAGTTATCAGCATCAGCCTGTAGAACAGCGGTTCGATTAAGAAATAAATCTTTTAAAAAAGCATTTTTATATGCAGTACTGGTCTTGTCTGTTATACCAGCCTTACTTGCTGTTGCACTCCCTTCAATCTGACCCTCTGCCAGAATATCAACGACAGTACCAAAATCAATAGATTTTAATTTACCACCATCAACGATTCCAACTATTGTCCGAACAACACCAGTAGTTGAACTATTTCCTAAAGGCATAAATTAACTCTCCTCATTCACTACTTGAAAAGTGTCTATTGAAGAACTAACAACTGTGCTTCCGACCAGTGTTTCTCCATAAATAATATTTATTGGCACTCCTTGTTTTGAATTATTTAAAAGTCCTGTAAAACTGTAATTTGGATCTTGCGGATCTTCTTGTCTATCAGAGCCAAAAGGTTTTGGATCAGGTGTAAGCATATCAGTTACACCACCAATAAGCATATTAAGACCTACTGCTAAAAATGTACTTTGTAAAGCAGCCCCGATAGTAATTCCTAATATCGTTGCACCCGCACCCCAAGCAGTAAACAATGCACCAGCAGCCAAAAAGAAAAGTTCACCATGCACCACAGGAATAATTTTTATATCACTTTCTGTTTGCATATCAAGTAACTCCTCTGTAATTCTTAAATCACCAGCCATGATGCAATATTCCTGATCTTTTATATGTTCCCTGACACCCGCAAAATTATTTACCAAAAAGCTAAAAGCCTCTTTTGCAGTACTAGCTTTTATCTCAAATGTTGATTGACCAACAAATTTTCTTAATCTTCCATAAATTTTTAATTTAATCATTTACTTCAGATGGATATATAACAATAATAGACTCAGATTTAGGTTCCACAAGATAAAAAGGTAAATCTAAATACTTACAGGCCATTCTATCAGTATGACTGAAAGCCAGTTCTCCATCAGGGTGGCTGTGTACTATACCAAGAACCTCCCCTTGATCTTCCCCTCTTGCATAATCCAAAGGGTCTATGACAAATGATTTTTCTTTGTATGCCTTAGAAATGTTTTGACATCTCCAATATATCTGCTCATTATCTACTTCTATGATTAAACCACAGCACTCCTCTGGATATGCCCTTTCAGCATCTTTAAAAGCATCTTTAGCCCATTTATACTCTGTCATCAAACAAACGTCCCTACAGCTGGAAATAAGTCTCTTGTGACAACTCTTTGTGGAACTAATCTATTTTCTAAGTCATGGGCTGCTGTAAGTTCAAATTGAACAATCTGCCTATTTTCAACAGCCTTTCGATCAATAATAAAAATTTCATCACGCAATCTATCTGAACTGGGAGTTCCAAAAGGATTAGTCCCAGATGCAAAATTAGAATTATCTAAGGCAGATGCAAGTGGTAGTTTCCTAGTAATCTTTGCATCAATCAAATCATTATGTGGTGTAACTTGATTTACTATTTGCAAAAAATCACTCATTGTTACCAAAACTGCGGTGTTTGGATTTTGAGAAATGCCGCCCAAATTAGAAAATGTAATTGTTGGTCTGGGTAAAACACCAGTGCTTTTTCTTTCAAACCCTTCGATTTTTACTGCAACTCTTTGATAAGTATTTGACTGAAAAATAACTTCACCAAATGAATTAAGATTTGCACCAGCATGAAATCTGTAAATTGTAGGTAAATTTTGCGGGTTGCCTGTAGCAATATGCTTACCAACAGTTAGCTCTAATTCAAAAAGTTCAATGATAGAACTAGGATTTATTTTATTAAGTTCAGCAAAAGGTATTGCCATTACGCCTCAAAGACCTCTCTAAATGTACAAGACAACGTGACTCTGTTTAAAAATGGAATTGATCTAGGAAAAGAAGTACAAACAAATTTTCTAGTGCTTGTTTCACTGGGTAATGTGTAATCAAAAGATGCTCCATCTTCCACTCTTGCATTTAAAAAAGCTATGGCTGTATCTGCGTCAATTTGAGAAAGTTCAAAACTTAAATTAACAGTCAAAGGATTTTGATTTAACCCTTCTGTTAAGCGTTGTTCAAAGCCATCACCAAAACTCAAAGTATTTACTTTAGGTCTTGCATTGATCCTTGTGTTATAGACAGGATTTGTTATAGGAAAAGTTGCCATTAGTTAAGTAAACCTCCAGATCGTTTTTGATTAATTATCTCAGCCTGTATAGCTGCGGCAAGCTGCTCTCCAAACTGGTTTGCCTCTGCATCATTACCTTCAACAGCAGTACCTGTGGCATCTACGCTTATTGAGATATTGTTTACAACCGACTGTCCACCCATAGGGACAGATGGTATTACAGTTCCAGATGCTTTTGGAACAAATATCTCTGGTTGACGTTCACCAACAATATAAGGCTGATTAGCTCTAACAGGCCCACCTTTTTCTTTTTTAAACAACCCTCCAAGTATTCCACCAAGAAATCCTCCTAATCCTTTTTTCTCTCCACCACTTGCAGCTGCACCAAAAGCATCTCCAAAGCCACCAATAAGCCTGTCTAATTGAGCATCAATAATTTTGTCTCTTAATCGGTTCAATACATTTGTCATTGCCTCCCCAAAAGTTTTAGCACCAGTTATAGCGTCCCTTAAATTATTTTTTATACTGCTTTCAATTTCTTCACCTATCGCAGTCATTGTTTCTTTAAGTTTTTTCGCTGCCTCTTGATTTTTTTTAATTAATTCTTCTTGTTCTTTTTTCTTTTTATTTTGTCTATCTATCTCTGCTGTTGTTTCTCTTTCTTCATCAAGCCTTTCTTTAATTGGATCTAGCATATCTTGATTTGCACGAAGTTGTCTTTCAAGTGAAGCTATAGCTCTTTTATTATTGTTTTCTTGTGCTGTAGCTAATCTTTTTAAAAGTTTTTGTCTTTCAATGAATAATTGATTAAATTGACTTTTTAAGAGTTGTTCATCACCTTCTTCTAATGCTTTATTGAAATTATCTTGCTCTCTTTTTGCTTCAATCAATGCGGTAGTAAACCCACCAATAAGACCTATGATTGCTACAAATGGCAAAGCATTTAAAGCAACAGTGGCTACTCCACCAGCAGCGGCTAACTTGATTAAACCAGCACTAACTAAAGGAATTGCAACTGCCACACCTTTGGCTGCGGTGGCGATTGCAGCAAATATCAATGCTGTTTGTCCTAACGGTGAATTTACAAGCTCAGTTGTTTTTATAATTAATTCAGTTAATAGCTTTGTAACATTTTCAACTACTGGTCTTAATTGATCTCCAAAGGCTCTTGAAAGATCTTCTGTTGCGTTAGTAAAGTTTTTAAATACTTGAGTAGGATCATTTTTTAATAATTCTTGCAAAAATCCACTACCTTCATTTCCAACTTTTCCTAAAGCTCTCAAAACAACTTCACTGGTCAATTCCCCTTCAGCTGCTAATTTTTTAAGTTCTCCAATAGTTACGCCAAGTTCAGCAGCAATAGGAGCTAAAACAGTTGGTACTTGTTCTGAAACACTCCTAAATTCATCACCAGCCAGCCTTCCTGAGCCAAGAGCCTGTGCTAGTTGTCTAAATGCGTTTGATGATTCTTGTGCAGATGATCCAGCTAATTTTGCGGCAGTATTAAATCCAAAGAATACAGTTCTTATTTCTTCAACACTTGATCCAAGTGGAGCTAATCTTGCTGTTATATCTGTAACGCCCTCAAGAGCTTCAGTTGCACTCAATCCAAAAGCTTTCTGTGCATCTGTAGCAATCTTTAATGACTTACCAAAACTACCACTTTCTTTTGTAAGTAACCCCAGTCTTACTCTAAGCTTTTCAAAATTTGCTGATGTATTTACCGCTTGCCTACCAATTAAAACTATACCAGTCGCAGCAATGGCAGTTCTTAGGCTATTAAATGAACTCTGTAATTTATTTGTCTGGTTCTGTACGCCATTTAAAGCCCTAGTTGCACCGCTGGCATCAACTCTTAACCTAACGACTGCTTCTGCCACAAATAAAAAAAACCTTTACTCTATATTACCTTGAATTGCGTTTTTGTCGTTGCAACGCCTTCTTTTCTTCTTCATGTTTAATTTCATAATATCCAGCCCAATAAATAAGCTCTGCCTCAGTCATACCCATTCTGAGTTCTTGCACTGTTTTACCAAGTTCTGTTGCTAGGAAAAACTCAAACCTTAGCCAAGTGTCCCCTTTTATTCTTTTTTTGCTGTATCAATATCAAGTGTGATGTTGTTAAGAAAAAGCTCAAGATCATTTAAAACTTTTTCTGGAAGCTGTCTTTGTAATATAGGGGCATCTGACATATCAAAAGCAAGTGTCCCATCTTCTTTTTCAGCCATTTGACAAAGAAGTTGAGTTGACACAACTAAAGCATCAGCATCAGGCCCTGCTAGTTGAGTTGCTTTGACTCTTGCATATCTTGTAATCGGTTTGAAATATAAACTCATGATGATTTCATCTTTAGAGTTTTTTACGTCAAATTTTCTCCTTGTGACCATTTCATCTTGAAACGCCCCAAGCAGTATGTCTGCGGTTCTTTGTGTTGCCATAAATAAATGCGAAGAATTTTACTTTTAGATTGCTGATGTAATTGTGCCAGATGGCTTAAATGTAATGTTGATTGTGCTTACATCACCTATAGTTGAACCCTGTTCAAAGTTTGTTATAAGGCCATTAAAGCTGATTTTTTTAGTTCCGCTTCCACTATCAGGGAAAAGTTCAAAAGATGCTGTTGCATTGTCACCAGTGGTCAAGATGCCGTCCATAAATGTTGCAGTCTCACCAGAGGCAGCGTTGTCATATTGGAGAACAGCAGATCCCTCACCTTCAATAAGTCCACCAACAAAAGATTTGAAAGTGTCACCTTGAACAGTTGTTTCTTGGGTATCTTTGGTGATAGACATAGACCATTCTCTAGTGCCTAATAC